GCTCACTTTCTAAAAGGTAAAGACGCTATGAATAATCCGTCAGTTATTCCGGCCTTCGACTTCCGAGAAATGGTGCAAGCCAAAAACGGAGAGGTCGTTACCACATCCCGAAAAGTTGCCACGTACTTCGGAAAGCGACACGGTGATGTGCTCAGGAAAATCGAGCAGGTTAAGGCCGATTGCTCAAGTGAGTTTAGCCAACGCAATTTTGCGTCGGCCGATTATATCGATGAGCAGGGTAAGGTTCGCCCGATGTATAGCCTGACGAAAGATGGCTGGATCATGGTTGTGATGGGGTTCACCGGGAAAGCTGCTGCGGCTATCAAAGAAAGCTACATTTCAGCTTTCAATTGGATGTCTGAGCAACTTAGCCGTCGCCTGGCCATGGGTGAAGAAATGCAGCACCGCTACGCCATCAAAGAAACGCGCTCAAAGTTGAAGGGCACGATCGGCAGCCGGTTGATGAACGAGCGGAAGAAAGAGAAACGTGTTCTGGCTGTGGAGCATGAGCACATCATGCAGGTAACGCAGCCGGAATTACTTATTGGCTGATCGCGGCATTACAGAAGCTCTTCACTGAGGGGATTCGATAATGATCTGTGTAACCCCGCAAGGATGGTGATCACATCTTGCTGACGGGTAAGCCGTAAGTGGCTAAGCACTTCTGAGAAGCAGGGCAACAGCTGCGACAAGGCAAAGAGGTAACTATGTCCGACATCTACCAAATCACGCTAACCACCCAAACAGGCGAAACCTTCACGGGCAAGATGTCACGACGTCAGCCAGAGCTGGTAAACGGCTTTGTGCCGCTGGCGACGGAAACGGGTCAGTGGTTGTACTTCGCTCCTGCCGATGTAAAGCGAGTGGAATTCACGCCAGTACCGGCAGAGCAGACCGTACAGCCAGAGGAACAAACAACGGAGTAACGAAACTATGGCGACCAAATCAAAGACTGGCCGCCCTTCTGATTATCTACCAGAGGTGGCTGCTGACATATGCTCACTGCTTGCCGATGGGGAAAGCCTGCGCAAAGTTTGTGATCGACCCGGGATGCCTAACAAGGCGACGGTGTTCCGCTGGTTGGCGCAGCATGAAGAGTTTCGCGACCAATACGCGAAAGCCACTGAGACACGCGCTGATGCGATTTTCGAAGATATGTTCGATATTGCTGACGGTGTGAATGAAGAGGCTGCCGCAGTAGCTAAAGCACGTCTTCGCATCGACACGCGAAAATGGGCCCTGGCCCGCATGAACCCGAAAAAGTACGGCGACAAAGTCAGCCAGGAAATCGACCACAAATCTTCAGACGGAACTATGACTCCGAAGCCGACTGTCATCCAGCTGCTCCCCATTGAGCCGAAATCATGAGTGAAGCCGTTCAACTACCGATCCCCGCCAAGCTTGCGCCGTTGTTCACCGCCGTGAATAAACGTTACCGGTGCTCGCACGGTGGGCGTGGTAGCGCCAAGACGCGCACATTTGCGCTGATGACAGCAGTAAAGGCGTATCAGTCGATGATGAACGGTGAAAGCGGCGTGGTGCTCTGCGCGCGTGAGTTCATGAACTCACTGGAAGAGTCGAGCATGCAGGAGGTGAAACAGGCGATCCTGTCTGTACCGTGGCTGGCTTCCAACTTTGATATCGGCGAGAAGTACATCCGCACCATCGACAAGAGCGTTAACTACGTGTTCTGCGGTCTGCGGCATAACCTCGACAGCATCAAGTCGAAAGCGCGCATTCTGCTGTGCTGGGTTGACGAGGCTGAAGCAGTCAGCGAAATAGCCTGGCAGAGGCTGAGCCAGACAGTTCGTGAAGAAGGCTCAGAGATTTGGGTGACGTGGAACCCGGAGCGCGACGGTAGCGCCACGGACAAGCGTTTCCGCAAAGAGGCTGGTGACGACTGCATCACCGTTGAGATGAACTACACGGATAACCCGTGGTTCCCGGACGTGCTGGAAGGCGAGAGGCAGAATGACGAGCGCCGCCTCGACCCGGCAACATACGCATGGGTGTGGGAGGGTGCTTACCTCGAAAACTCCGATAAGCAGGTGCTGGCCGGGAAATACCGGATCGCTGAGTTCTCAGACGAACTATGGAAAGAGGCCGATCGCCTGTTCTTCGGAGCTGACTTCGGTTTCGCTAAAGACCCCAACACGCTAGTTCGCTCGTTCATCCTGCACAACCGGCTCTACATCGAATACGAGGCATACGGTCAGCAGACAGAACTCGACCACATGCCAGAGCTATACGACACAATCCCCGGATCGCGTGACTGGCCCATCAAGGCCGACTCCGCTCGACCCGAGACGATTAGCTATCTCAAGCGGCAGGGATTCAACATCTCAGCCGCCGAGAAGTGGCAGGGGAGCGTTGAGGACGGGATCGCGCATCTTCGAGGCTTCGACGAAATCATTATTTATCCTCACTGCAAGAACGTGGCTCGAGAGGCCCGTATGTGGTCGTACAAAACGGACCGCATCACCGGCGAGGTGTTGCCGAAGCTCGCAGATGGATATGAGCATTGTTGGGACGGTATTCGCTACAGCCTCGACGGTCACATTAAGCGTAAGGGCCAGATGGCCGGGATGATGATTCCGAAACGCCTTCGCTAACCAAACGGACAAACCATGACTGACAAATTAACTCTCGCCGTCAACCATGCGTTGGCCGTCAACCATGCGTTGAACGACGCCAGGTTTGCACGTGCCCGTATGGGGCTGATGGCTCCGACGATGGGGCTGGACAATAAGCGCCATTCAGCATGGTGCGAGTATGGCTTCCCTGAGCAGGTCACCTACGAAAACCTTTACGCCCTGTACCGGCGCGGTGGCATAGCCCACAGTGCAGTTGAGAAGTTGGTGGGCAAGTACTGGCAGACTAACCCGGAAATTATTGTGGGGGATGATGCCGATGAAAGCAAGGATGAGACTGCTTGGTAGAAGAACACCAAAAAGGTTTTCACAAAGCGCCTATGGCGTGCCTTTGCTGAGGCAGACCGACGCTGCCTGGTCGGACGTTATGCCGGCATCCTGCTGCACATCAATGATTCCAGAACGTGGGATCAACCCGTTGTTCGTGGTAAGTCACTAAAAAAGGTTACGA